ATGGATTTACGTCCCACTGGCAGACGCTAATGGCTAAATTATTAGAAACTAAACTTCCTGTTGCGATAGGGGAACTTTCGCCTGAGACCTTTAACCGTTTGGTCAGAGTATTAGAGCTGAGTTTAAATAGGGTAGATATAGATTCCACCCTTTCCGTTAATGAATCTCAACGAAACATTAATAAATTTCAAGCAGGTGATGTTATTTGGAATTTATCTACCAGTCAATTGCAAGTGTGGACAGGGGCAACATGGGTAGATATTTATGCGGGAACGGAAAGAGGAGTCGAGGGAGTAAGTGGTTTAGGCAAATTAAGCGTTTCTACCAATGGAGCAACGGAGGTACTTATCCTATGAACATGGAAAAATTAATGCACGAGCTTATTGGTGATGAAGGGTTTAAATACGAAATTTATTTAGATCATCTTGGTTATCCGACTATGGGAGTAGGGCACTTAATAACGGAAAAAGATGAAGAGTATGGAAAGATAATAGGAACTCCTGTTTCTGAGGACAGAATCAAAGAATGTTTAGATAATGATATAAAAATTGTTTGTGAAGAATTAGACATGAAAGAGCCTTGGTGGAGGAATCTAAGTGATAATCGTCAGCGAGTAGTAGCCAATATGTGTTTTAATTTAGGTCATCCGCGTCTTAGTAAATTTAAAAACTTTATTCAGGCTATGCAAGTTTCTGATTGGGAACGTGCTGCTGTTGAAATGATGGATTCTAAATGGTCTGGTCAAGTGGGGGACAGAGCAGTACGACTAAGAGACAGGGTACTAAGAGGAGATGACTAGATGTACGAATATAAATGCAAAGTTAAAAGAGTGGTGGACGGTGACACTATGGATGTTATTCTTGATCTTGGCTTCGATGTTCATCATGCTGTTCGTGTTAGGTTGGCTGGTATTGATACCCCTGAAAGCCGTACAAGAGATTTGGATGAAAAGGCGAGAGGAAAACTTAGTAAAGCCTTTCTTAAAGAAAGTATTAAAGGGAAAAAGATTGTCTTAAAAACTAAAATAAAAGACTCTAGGGGAAAGTTTGGGCGAGTAATAGCGGAAGTTTGGGCGGAATTCGAAAAGGGCAGTTTACGCAATATCAATGAATTGATGATAAAAGAGTGTTACGCGGTAAAATATTACGCTGAAAATAAAGCGTTAATAGAGGAAGCGCATCTGGTAAATCGACAACTATTGATAGAAAAAGGGTTATTCGTTCCTGTGGAGCCTAAATGAAACTAGCTTTAATCATGGGTGTGTTACTATTATCAACGGTAGCGGGATCAGCGTGGTATATAGATAGGCTACAAGACGACATCGGGACATTAAAAGGTAATCAATTAATTTTAGAAACTAAAATACAAGAACAAAATGACGCTATAGAAGCTGCACTAAATAACCAAAAGAAGGCACAAACTCTTATGGCTTCTTTAGAAAAGGATAAACAAGAAGCAATGCGTGATGTCAATAAGCTAAGAAAAACATTTGCCAGACACGACTTAGATGAATTAACTTTAGCAAAACCAGAACTAATGCAAAGTAAGATTAATAAAGCTTCTAAAAGAGTATTAGAAAATTTAGAAAAATTAACCGATCCTAATCAATTTGATGAAGAAGATAGCGATAATAGTTAGTTTAGCTTTAATAGCTTCGGGTTGTTCCATGATACAGCCTAAAGCTAAACCTGTTTCTGTAACCACTATTGCTAAACAGCAACCCATGTACCATCCACCTTTACCAATGGAAGTACAAATGGACCCTGTAGACTGGGAAATACTGACTCCAGACAGTATGCAGTTGTATTTAGATAATCTGAAAAGTGGGGAAGCACCGAAAAGAGCATTTTATTCCTTGTCCAGTAAAGAATACGAACATTTAAGTATGGATATGGCGGATATTACTAGGTATATAAAAGAAATATTGGGAATAATTAGATTTTATCGGGAATACGATAAAGAAGAGGAAGAGGAAGAACCTACTAAAAGGAGAAAACAATGAGTGATGACAGAGGTAGATTTGGCGGAGATATGGACAGAAATGAGGTTGAAATTGATCTTAGTAAGTTCATGGAATTACTTCAAGAACAGTCCAGGTTAAAAGATAGAATAAGAGAACTGGAAGATGAGGGCACTAAGAATCCTCATCAAAGATGGATCTTCTTAGCCCAAGCCGTTGATAGCTGGCGGATATTCCCTAGAGCTTTCTTAACTGTTTATATTTTCCTTCTTTATTATACTGTGATGTGGTTCATGGAATTGCCAGAACCTAGCTTTGAGCAGTCAGGTTTAATTTCTATAGTAGTAGGTGCAGGTGCCGCATGGTTTGGACTCTACGCAGGAACGTCAGGTTCGAGTAAATCATTTAAAGGTGAAGATAAGAAATGAAACAAAAGATAACCTTTATAGGAATCTTACTCTTTATAGGGTTACTGGGTTCTGTAGCTTTAAGAGCCGCAGAAAACGAACCTGAAAACCCAGACTGTACGGCTGGTACTGAGTTTTGTGAACAAAATTCGTTAGACACAACCAACAATACCACCACGAATAACACCAACGTAAATACGAACACAAATACGAACACAAATACGAACACAACGACAACGACCAGTACCGCAACGAACACCAATGCCAACACCAATGCCAACACCAATGTTAATACGAACACAACGACAACGACAGCAACCAACACCAATGCCAACACCAACGTCAATAACAATACGAGCAATAACACCAACGTAAATACCAGTACCGCAACGAATACCAGTACCGCAACTAACACGAATAACAACACAACGACTGCGAATAATACGAATGTAAATACGTCAACATCTAGCAACACTAACACCAATGTAAACACCAATACCAACAACAGCACAGTCAACAGCACCGTTAATTCAAATAATACGAGTACCACGAATAACACCAATACGAATAATTCAACTTCTAGCAATACCAATGTGAATACAAATAACAACACCTCTAACAACACTAGCACTTCAGACAATACCAATACCAACACCAATGTGAATCAATCCACATCCGACTCTAAGGTAGAAACTGACAATACCAATACGAATAACAACAACAGTGTCAGCGATAATACGAATCGGAATATTAACGAATCCAACACCACACAAACGATTAAGCAAGAGATAACCAGTAAGGCTCCGCCAGCTTCAGCAATCGCTCCTAGTATCATGTCTTATTCACAAGACCTCTGTACTACAGGCAGGTCAGGTGCTTTTCAAGGGCAGGTCTTTGGTATATCAGGCGGTAGAACCATAAGGGATGAGAACTGTGAAAGGTTGAAGTTAAGTAAATACATCTACGATATGGGGATGAAGGTCGCTGCGGTATCTATTCTTTGCCAAGACGAAAGAGTATTCCAAGCGATGGAAATGGCAGGAACTCCTTGTCCTTACATGGGCAAGATTGGCAAGGAAGCCTCAGCAGGTTGGAAAGAAAATAGAACAGACAGACCTGATTACGATATAAAGAAAAAGCAATTTATCAAGAAATGTAAAGACACTAAACATGTTCAAGGAGACTTAGATGGTCTTAAAAGAAGTAGGTGGGATTGCGTAAATGAATGGAATGAAAACGCTACCAACTAACCCACTAGGTACTCATATGGTTAAGTCGTGGGGGTTGGGAATAGCGTTAGGATTCTTATTAGGAATAATTACTCCTATAGCAAAAGCTGATTACATTTATGAAGCTAACCAAGACCTATACGATTTACAAACCAATTCAGCAGGCTCTACAGGACTAGGCTCAAATGATGATTCAGTATCAGGAGCCTTTGACTTGGGCTTTACCTTTACCTTTTATGGTAATGACTATACTCAAGCGAGAATGGCTACCAATGGTTGTCTGCACTTTAACTTAACGGGCAGTTATTGTGGGGATTACACCCCTGATCCGTTGCCTCAATACACTAATACTTTATTTCCATTTTGGACTGACCTGATAAAAGATGGCGGTTCGGCTATGAGAGCTAAAGCCTTTGATGATTACACCATTTTTGGTTGGTATAAGATGAGGGAATACAATCGGGCTAATTCTGATAACAGTATAGAAGTCTGGTTGTACCCCAACGACACTTATGAGTATCGTTATGGCGAATTAGACATTATCTCCCATGATGTCTTGATAGGGGAACAAGGAAGTTCCTCACAGATTTACACTTACCATTTCTTTGACGAATGCAACACAGGAACGACCAATGTTTCTGGAACCTGTGTGAGTTACGACTGGAACTCCAGCAGTAATGCGGTGAATACTTTATTGGAAGACGGCGGTTCTTTATATGGAGATGGCACGAATCAATCGCTGTGTGCAACAGTCCCTTTAACTTCAGTCAATTGTTCTGGTTATGCCGTAGCTTATTTCACTCAACAATGTGATCTCAGTGCCTTATACGATGAAGATTGCACTGGCTACGCAGCCGCTTATTTAGCTCAACAATGCGGGTTAAGTGCGTTGTATGATTCTAGTTGCACTGGTTATGCAGCAGCTTATTTATCTCAACAATGTGGGTTGAATGATTTATATTCTTCCAGTTGTGAGGGTTACGCAGTAGCCTATTTAGCTCAACAATGTGGGTTGAATGATTTATACGATAGTACCTGTCCGAATTATGATTCGGCGTATCGTATTCAACAATGTGATGAAGATGCTCAGTATTCTCCGACTTGTAATGGCTATGTTCAGGATACAGTAGTTACTTACTATGTAGAAGATATAATTGATTACGGCTATGTAGAGGACACCTGGATTGATGATGATCCTTACGCAGATATGTATTTCACTGATGCAGAATGGTACGAGATAGACATTATGGAATTTGGTCAGGAGCAGGTGGATGAGTGGTATGGAGATGATGTGTCCTTTGACAATGGGGGATACATTGTTTGGGACGACACTCCCTTAGAAACTTGGGATGATTTAGATCAACAGATGGATATCTACGATGAATTTGTAGAGACCTATGAGTTTACCGAAGAAGTTTATCTAGTTTCCTATGATGAGTTTGAACCAACCCCTTTACCTTTTGATACGAGTGAGGAACTGCTAGAGGACTTTGTTTTCCATGAAACGGTGTTAGTGGAAGACTATGAAGACCTCGATACTTATATAGAATTTGAAACCATTGAAGAATTGGATGAATGGTACGAAGAAGAACTGGCACAAACAGAGGAGGAAGAAGTTTTTGAAGAAGAACTAATAGTAGAAATAGAGGAAGAAGCGGTAGAAGAAGAAGAAGTTTTTGAAGAAGAAGCGGTAGAAGAAATAGAGGAAGAAAGACTAGCGGAAGCGGAAGAAGAAATACTAGAAGAAGAAAAGAAAGGAGGAATTACTGCGACCCAATTAAATGTAGTAGCTAGTACCATTCAAACCGCTTCTAATAGCGTAGCAGGGACTACCGCAGGGACTACAGTTCGTACAGGAGGTTGGGGAAGCAGTACAGGCGGCACCACAAGTAGTTCAAGTGTCAATTATGGCAGTGGTGGAGGCAGTGGTAGCTCTGTGGTAAGCAACACCGCAGGTAACACCACCACTACCGCAGTAGCCAATTCCGCATCTGGGGGTGGATTTTCTACCAGCAGTTCTCCCAGCATTTCAGATCAGGTACAAACTGCTCAAGTACAAACCAACACCGTATTAAGTTTGAGCCAGGATATGAGTTCAACCAGTGGCATGGGTGGCAGTACCCAAACCGTTAGTAATGTATCAGTAGTAGTAACTCCTTTACCTGGATTAGACGCTACGCCACAAGTAGTCATGGCAGATGTACAAGTAACCGATATGCAAGGCGAAATAGATACCGCTATTGGAGGCGTCATGAC